GGCTGGCCCGCAGTCCCGGACCAGGTGGTGCAGGCGACGCTGATCCAAGCCACCCGGCTGTACCGGCGGAAGGACTCACCGGAGGGTGTCGCCGGCGGTGGGGAGTGGGGTGTGGTCCGGCTGTCCCGGCTCGACCCGGACGTCGGCCAACTACTGCAGCACCTGGTGCTGCCGGGGATCGCGTGATGGAGATCAAGGACATCCGCGCCGGACTGGCCGCGGCGTGCCGCACCGTCATCGACGACACCGGGGCGCAACTGGAGGCCAGCCCGTTCGTGCCGGACAGCATCGATCCGCCGTGGGCGTACGCCGGGGAGACGGTCGGCACCTACGACGTGGCCATGGACGGACTGTCCGACGCCACGGTCACGCTGCGGGTCATCACGAGCCGCAACGACGACCAGCGTGGGCAGGAGTTGCTGGACGCGTTCCTGGCATCGTTCGGTTCGACGTCGGTCAAAGCGGCGGTCGAGGCGGATCCGACGCTCGGCGGGGAGTGTTCGGACCTGCAGGTGTCCGGCTGGTCGGGTTACCAGATGTACGACATCGCCGGCACACCGTACTACGGCGCCGAGTTGACCGTCGCGGTGCTGGCGTGAAGTGGCTGGTCGTCCATCCGGGGCCGAACTTCTCCGTAGCTGACGTCTACGCGGGCTGGTGCGAGGCGCTGCGGGACCACGGACAGAAGGTCAGCCGGTACGCGCTCGACGAGCGGTTGACCCTGTACGGATCGGTGCTGGTCGAGGCCGGGCTGGGCCAGTTCCGCCACGCCTTCGACGGGCCGCAGGCGACGGAGCGGGCGATCGACGGACTGTACTCGCACCTCTACCGGTGGCGGCCCGACGTCCTGATGGTCGTCAGCGGGTTCTTCGTGCCGACCGACCTGTTGGATCTCGCGCGCGCGTACGGGACGCGGGTGGTGCTGATGCACACGGAGCAGCCGTACGAGCTGCAGCGGGAACTCGCGCTGGCCGCGCACGCCGACCTGAACTTGATCAACGATCCGACGCACATCGACCGGTTCCGCGCGGTCGCGCCAGCCGAGTATGTGCCGCACGCGTACCGACCGGAGATACACCACCCCGGACCACCAGTCCCGGACTGCACAGCCGACCTGGCGTTCATCGGCACCGGCTACCCGTCCCGGGTCGCGTTCCTGCAGGCGATGCACGCGGCCGGGGCGCTCGACGGCTTGGACGTGCTACTGGCCGGGAACTGGCAGATCCTCGGCGAGGAATCGTCGCTGCGGAAGTACGTGGGCCACGACTTGGAGCAGTGCCTCGACAACACCGACGCCGCCGACATTTACCGCTCGGCGAAGGTCGGGCTGAACTTGTACCGCCGGGAGGCGGAGACCGACGACCTGACCGACGGCTGGTCCATGGGACCGCGAGAGGTCGAGATGGCCGCGTGCGGAATGTTTTTTCTCCGCGATCCGCGCGGCGAGGGCGACGAGCTGCTGCCGACGCTGCCGACGTTCACCACGCCCGGTGAGGCCGGGGAGTTGCTGCGCTACTACCTCGCCCATCCAGACGCCCGGGAGACGGCCGCCCGCGCCGCCCGGGAAGCGGTCGCCGACCGCACGTTCCACCACAACGCCGCCCGGCTGCTGGGCCGGCTCAACAAGTAGGGAGTGATCAAGTTGGGACGCCTACATGGCAGGCGCGGGCGGGTCTACGTCGGGATCGTCGACGACACGGCGACCGCTGAGCCGCTGCCGTTCATCGCCACCTGGTCCATCAACTTCGCCACCGACAAGGTCGACGTGACCGCGATGGAGGACACCAACAAGGTCTACGTCGCAGGTCTCCCGGACGCGTCCGGCGAGTTTGCCGGGTTCTACGACGACGCGACCGCGCAGACCTACACCGCGGCGACGGACGGGCTGGCCCGAAAGTTCTACCTGTACCCGAACAGGACCGTCAACACCAAGTACTTCTTCGGCACGATCCTGCCTGACTTCAGCGTGAACAGCGGTGTGACCGCGGCGACCGCGATCTCGGCGAGCTGGAACGCTGCCTCAACCATCGCCAAGGTGGGGTAAGCGTGTCCGGGCTGTCCGGGATCAACGAGCTCGCTGACGTTGCCCGGGCGGCCCGGCTCGCTGGGGATGAGCTCCTGCCGAAGATGCGCAAGGGATTGAACAAGATCGGCCCACCGGCGAAGAAGGCCGTGCAGGCCGAAGTGTTGAAGAAGATGCCGAAGTCCGGCGGGTATGCGCAGCTGCTGCACAAGGCGATCCGGATGCAGGTGAAGAACGACACCGGATTCACCACAGCCGGCGTGACCCTCGTGACAAGCGCGGCCGGCCAGGGCAATTTGCGGCACATCGACGCCCTGAACAAGGGCCGACTCCGTCACCCGGTGCATGGCCACCGCACCCGGTCTTGGGTTACGCAGCGCGTCCCTGAGGGCTTCTGGGACGACGCCATGGACGCCACGTCCGACGACGCGTACCAACGCGTGCGTGCGGTGCTCGACGAAACCACCCGAACCCTGAAAGGACGATGAGCCACCCGTGATCATCGAGTTGAGCATGTGTGAGGCGGACCGTAGCGACTTGGGCGGGCCGGAGTGGCTGCGGCTCGACACTGACCGGGTTCTGGATACCCCGGGCGGGACGCTGATCCGGTGGGAGGCGGAGACCCGGTACCCGGTCGAACGGGCGCTCGGCGACGCGCTGAGCAGCAACCACCCGCCGGCTGCGGCTGTGCTGGTGCTGCTGTGGCTGGCCCGTAAGCAGGGCGGGGTGGACGCGGGCGGGCAGGACGACGACGGCAGGCCCGAGTCGTATACCCGGCTGGCGCAGGTGAAGACGCTGCGAACCCGGATCCGCTCGGCGCGCGAGCCCGAGCCGACTGTGGAGGACGATGCCGTCCCCCCGGAGACCTCGCCCGCGCCCTGATCGCGGGCCGAACGATCCGCGAGTGGTTGCGGGAGGTAGGCCCGCAGCTCGCGCACTTCTACCCCGGCCTACCCGCACTGGACTCGCTGTCCCCGGTGGACATCGTGGCGTATCTGCAGTGGCGGCATGACGCGCTGACCGCTCAGCCGGGCGACGCGACCGACTTCGACGAAGACGGCATGGGCGACTTCGACACCGGGGGGTGAGCATGGCAACCAGCGAAGAGCGGAAGCTCACCCTGAAGGTCGACGTCGACGACAAGGCGTCCAAGCCGCTGCACAACATCGGCGACGCGGCCGACGACGCCACCGACGACCTGCAGGGTATGAACCTCGGGCTGAAGAAGCTCGACGACAAGGTCGACGCGACGACGAAGACGATCGCGAAGCTGCGGACTGAAATCTCCCGTACCGGCGACGTCGACCTGATCAAGGACATCACGAAGCAGGAGCAGCGACTCAAGGCACTCGCCAAGCAGCGGAAATCGCTGGTCGGTGACCTGTTCCAACCGAGCGACATCGCCGATGCGGGTATCGGGATTTCGGCGAGGCTCGGCCCGGTCATCATCAAAAACCTACCGAAGGCGCTCACCTCAGCAGGTGGGGCGGGCGCGGCGATCGGCGCACCGATCGCGATCGGACTCGCCGCGTACCTGGGTGCGGGTGCGGGCGCCGCGTTGATCGGTGGTGCGGCGGCGGGTGCGATCGCCGGAGGTGTGGCCCTCGCTGCCCGGGACGAGCGGGTCGCTGCTGCGGGCAAGGAACTGGGCGCGTCGATCGGCGCGCAACTGGAGGACGCCGCAGCGCCGTTCGTGCCGGCCACTTTGCAAGCCATCGGGATCGTGCGCGCAGGGTTCTACGACCTGGACGACGACCTGGAGGGCATCTTCGGCAAGTCCGCCAGCTACGTCGAGCCGCTGACGCGCGGGCTGGTCGGCTTCGCCAAGGGGGCGATGCCGGGCATACGGAAGGCGGTCGAGTCGGCCGGCCCGGTGATCCGGGCGTTGGGCGGCGCCCTGACCGAGGTCGGCGGAGCGATCGGCGACGTGTTCTCGGACATCTCTGGCGAGGCACCGGAGGCGGCCGGTTTCATCAAAGAGTTGGGCATCAACGCAGCGGACACGGTCCGCGCCATCGGAGACGTTGTCACCACCCTGTCCGACCTGTACGGCGGGATCATCCGCGCGGAGAAGAGCATCGTCGACTTCCAGGTCAGCATGTCCGGCTGGATCCCGATTCTCGGTGACCGGTTGAAGGACCGCCAAGCGGACCTGAACGGCATCGTCGGTGCGATGGACGAGGCCGGGAAGGAAGGTACTGAAGCCGGCGGGGAGATCTCCACCGGATTCGAACGGGTCGGCGGCGCCGCGAAGTCGGCCGCCAAAGAGGTCGAGTCGTTGGCGGACATGGTCCGACGTATGGGCGACGAGAACGTGACAGCCATAGAGGCGTCGATTGCCTTCGAGGAAGCGATCGACGCAGCCGCCGAGGCCGCGAAGAACGGCGCCAAGGGCATCAACGACAACACGGATGCTGGCCGGGAGAACCTGAAGGCACTGCTTGCCATCCGTGACGGCGCACTGGAAAGCGCTGACGCGATCCTGAAGACGACCGGCTCGCAGGAGTTGGCGACGGCGGAGACGGAGCGGGGTCGGGCCGCATTCCTGAAGACCGCTGACGCGATGGGCGTCGAAGAGGGCAAGGCCGTTGATCTGGCGAATCAGTTGTTCGGCATCCCGAACATCAAGCGCTCCGTAACCGTGGACGCCAGCCAGGCGATCAATGAAGCTCGAAGGGCCGGACAGGTCATCGCGGGCATCAAGAATAAGACCGTCTGGGTTTCGGCGAAGTTCTCCGGGATCAAGGATGTTGACGAGCAGATGAACGCTCGCCTTGGCCGCCGCGAGTTGGGCGGCCCGGTGAAGCGGTCGCGGGCGTACGTCGTCGGCGAGAAGCGCGCTGAGGTGTTCGTCCCCAACCAGGACGGCACGATCATCCCGTCGCTCGACGAGCTGCGCCGGACGCTGAGTCTGGGCCCTGGCGCTGCTGCCGGCGGGGCGGAGGCAGATCGGGGAGTCGGCGTCATGCCACCGTTCCGCATCGTGTCCGGCGGGTCCCAGATGGATGATCTGCTGGTCGAACTCCTCCGCCGCGCGATCCGCCGCGGGGGCGGGAACGTTCAGAGATTCCTGGGCGCCCGCCCATGAGCCGTCGCCACGACGTCAGGACTGACCTGTACCTCGGGTCGACGCTCGGGTGGGTCGACGTCACATCCGACACGCGGCACTCGTCCGCCGATTCCGGGGGCGGGATCGCGATCACCCGGGGTCGGCAGAGCAGCGGCATTCAGACTGAGGCCGGTCGCGCGGAGTTGGTGATCCGCAACCGGGATGGCCGCTACTCGCCCCGTAACCCCAACTCCCCGTACTACGGCATCCTCGGCCGGAACACCCCGATCCGCAGCGGGGTCCGACTGCTGCAAGACAGCTACGCCCGGACCGTTGTCGACAGTTGGGGGACC